GCCTTTGACGAATCATATATCTATGCTACAAGATCTACTCAGTATTCTGGAACAAATGGATTATGGAGAGTAAACCTATCAACCGTTATAGATAACGGTTATGCGTATGCATCTGACCTATCAACTGACTCTGGCACAGTAAACGGTGTAGCTTTTATTGGAACAACTGGTCGTAAATTTATTACATCATCAAGCGGTGTATGGACTGAGCATGCAACCAATCTAGCAGCATCTGGGTATTTGAAATCTGGATGGATTAGATGGGGAACTACAGAAAAGAAACAACCAGTTAACTTAAACATATCAACACTACCAAACTCTGGTGGTGTTATTAGTATGGAGCTTGTAGATCAATCAACCCAAACCGTTAACATTGGTTCGCTACCTATTGGTCAGTCAGTAGAGATTGGTCTATCTGGTTCTGTTCAACCAGCAGATCACTTTGAAATTACGTTTAGCTTTACAAGAGATGTGGCTGATGCTACTAAGGGAGCTGTCATGGAATCATGGCAGATCCGTGCGCTACCTGCACCGCTACGATCAAGAACAATAACTGTTCCATTGCTTTGCTATGAAGAAGAAAGAGATTCAAATGGTGTCACAAAAATTACAAACCCATGGGAGAGAATCAGTTATCTCGAGCGTATTGAGCAGAATGGCGGAGCAGTTCTCTACCAAGACTTTTCAAGTGGAGAAGAAAGAGTCTGTGTTATCCGTGCTATACAGTTTGAGCAGTCTGCACCTCCCACTTATGCGGGCGGGTTTGGTGGAATCGTCACGGTGCAATTGCAAACAATTGACACCGAACAAGCAGTTCAATGATTGAAAAATATTTACCACTAGTTCAACCAGAAGAAAGATCGCCATTGGTTACACAGGTTCGTGTAGCTCTTAATGTTGCTGGTGATGATCGGCTAGATGCTCCCCTGCAGGAATTGCTCAAAGGGTTGCAGCATCGCTATGACATCCCAGCAGTCGGGTGCATCAATATAGCCACGCTGGATGCGCTCGCAGTTGCTCCACCAGAATGGTAGGGCTAGAAAGAGAGGGGGACTTAATTGTCCCCCTCTTTTTTTATTTATATAATCTTTCTTAACCAGAGTTGGGAGTTGTCTTCTATCTTCTCAACCTTGCCAATAAGTAAATGACACAGTGCATCAATGGCATACCCTGGATCATAGAAGTCGCCCTTACCCATGCTCCATGTGTAATCATCAAAGGCAAGGATGCCTCCCACCTTGAGCTTGTCATACGCATTTGACCCATCACGTAATACAGCAAACGCAGTGTGGTCGCCATCGACATAAATGAAATCAAAGATCTGTTCATTGCCTATACCAGCAAAGTATCTATCGCTGGTCATCTGCATTACTACTACCTTTTGTTCGAAGATGGCTGTTGCATTTTTATCTGTGTATGTTTTGTATACATCTTTCCAATCCATGTTGTAATGAACTGGTTCATCAGATCCTTCCCATGTATCTACATCTACAAGGAATGAGTGTGGTTGCTTAAGGATGTTATTAACCATCCACTTGGTTGCATCACCTGTATAAGCACCAATCTGTAGACACTTGATTTCCTTATCGGCTAAAGCCGATAGGTTTCTTTCAAAGTTTCCCTTTGCGTCTGTTGATTCAAACCAATTTGGATATGTCATAACTTCCTATTCTTTTCATCGGCTCGCCCTATGGCGAGCCTTTCCCGCCCACCACCCCTCTACCCTATCACTTATTGGTAAAAAAGAAAGGTGTGTCGTTACCAAGTAATCTTGGTTACGACTGGTATTCTTCTGGTATGAATGAACTTCCTCCTCATAGATCCTTTAGTCAGCTGTCTACGTGGCAGTCCTGCCCTCAGAAATATTATCTGAGTAAGGTAGCCATGGTTCCAGAAAAGCCTGCAGTGTATCTTGCTGCTGGTTCCGCCGTCCATTCAATGTTGGAGTGGTTAAACCATGAGCTCTACCGACAACAGTCCACAGGGGATTGACCAACGTGGCGTTCCAAGCAATGAGTGTATCAATTGCGGAAGTAACGTCCAAGTTATCAGAGCAATCTTCTCAGACTACGAGCTAGTTATGTGGTTCTTAGATTCGTTCTGCGCCCAGTGTGGCTCACCAATGACAGCCCCAACCCCAGTAGATCACCCAGATTGGAACCCCGATGACTATCGATTTGACTTCTAAATGGTTAGAGGTATTTAATGATGCTGTTCTGGAAACAGAACAGAAGACAGGCATTCCCTCTACGGAGTGGAAGACTGCAGGACGCAAGACCACCTTGCGCCCTGATGGGGAAGATCTGCCCTTTTGGCAGAGCGATGGGCTAAAACAGGTTGAGGCATACCATAACTGGTATAAACAATCTGGTTGGCAGATCGCAACAATGCCCGACGGTCGTCCTGGAATCGAATGGGCTGCTGATGTTCACTTCGGGGGAACACCAGTGCGTATGGTTGTTGATGCGATATACGAGGTAGGGGAAGACCTCGTTATCGTTGACTACAAGACAGGTTCCAGGACTCCGTTCGGTGCAATCCAAGCTGCTCTTTATGCTTCTGGTATTGAACGTATCTACGGTATCCGCCCTAAGTGGGGAGCCTTCTTTATGACTCGCAAAGGCGAGCTCGATGAATTGATTGATCTGTCACATCTGACAATGGAATATTTTGACTACGTATTTGGTGCGATGAATGCTGCAGTATGGGAGGGTTGGTTCCCGCCATCTGTTGGTGACTCTTGCAGGATGTGTAGTTTTACTGCACAATGTCCTGCAATGGGTAGTAAAGATTTCCCATTACAAATCCTAACCAAAGGGAAAGAAAAGGAGATGAACTAGATGACTGAATCTATGTTCTCGTATACAGGTAAGTTGAATTCAACTGACCTATTCACCGTCCGAGGTAATAGTGTTAGCGAATTCAGAGCTAACCTAACCGCAGCAGTCGAAGCAATTGCTTCTGCTGCTGAACTACAGCAATCACTTAACAACCGCTCAGGCGGTGCGTCAGGTGGTGCATTCGCTGCTTCAGCAGCAGCGGTGCAGGTGCTACAAGATGCTGGTCTTAATCCAACTCCAGTTACTGCAGGGACAACAGCTGCAGCAATTGAAGTAATCATGGATCGCTACGGTAATGAATGGACATATGGACATCCAGATGCACCAGCATTACCAGACGGTCGTGGAAAGTATGCCAAGAAGAAAGGCACTTCCAAGGCTGGCAAGGCTTACGTTGGTTGGTTTGACCCAGCTAAGGGACCGAAGCCTTTCACACCAGGTGCAACCGAAGCAGAAACTATCTGGGCTAAGTAACAATGCGTTCACTGTTGCAAGTAGTGGGGGTTGAATCTCCTGCTGGGCATATGCTCCCAGAGATTCTGCCTCAACTTACTCAATCACAAGTTGTGTTTCGTCAAGCGCAATTGCATTTGATAGCAGCACAACCTGGTGGCGGTAAGACACTACTTGCACTGTGGTATGCCATTCAATCTAAGATTCCTTCACTCTATTTCTCAGCTGACTCTGACTCCCGAACAATAGCCACTCGTGCAGGGGCAATCCTTATGGAGAAAGAAGTCGCACAAGTTGAGAAGATGATGGACTCTGATGCATCAGTCCTTTTGGAAGATGCACTCGCTGATGGTGCAGGGCATGTTCGATTCAACTTTGATCCGTCGCCTTCGTTGCAAGACATCGAAGAAGAAATAGAAGCTTGGATAGAACTGCACGGCTCTGCACCACAAGCAATCTTTGTAGACAACTTAATGAATGTCGCTTCAACAAGCGACAACGAATGGACTGCATTGCGTGATGCAATGTCAGCATTCCACTACATGGCTCGTGAATACGAGTCAGCCTTCGTAGTTCTGCACCACGTATCCGAGAACGAGAAGATGTCAAAGCCTAACTATCCTGCCCCACGTAAAGCGTTAATGGGTAAAGTTGCAGCGTTACCAGAGTTGGTTCTTAGTGTTGCACTAGACGGACAGGCAAACGCTTATCGCGTTGCCATAGTGAAGAACCGACATGGTAAAGCTGACCCAACAGCAGAGAGTTACATCTCGTTGTCAGCGGAGGCAAGCCACATGACTTTGTATAACTCACCTGCCGAGTTACAAAGAGCAAGGACAATGCGACAATGGCAGTAGATATTGAATTAACCTTAGATGAGATCTTGGATGCAATACGTTTCATCCATCTAGTAAGAGAGAATAAGAAACAGTATGAAGTTGTTGACAAAAAGTTTGACAAAAACAATTCGTCGTATTCGGTTAATCTTATGGGTCAGTTGGGTGAGATGGCGTGTGGCAAAGGACTTGGGCTACAAGTGGACAGATCGATTTCGCCGAGTGGCGATGATGGACACGACTTATCTACATCACTGGGAAAAAATATACAAGTCAAAACATCAACGCTAGATAAATTAATCTTCAACGCACCAGAGTTATTCGTATCTGACTATGCAGTATTGGTTCAATTCTTTGGCGATAAACAATTGCCACATGTAGATAGTAAGTTCACAATACTTGGTTGGACAACACGAGAATTATTTCTTGCAAATCATTACAAGCATGACTATGGTTACGGCATTCGATTGGTTATGGATGCCGATCAATTACTACCAATAGAGGAGCTCATCAATGGATTATCCAGACTTCAGTCAAGCTCGATGCAGGGAAGTGGGAACTGAGTTCTTCTTTACGGAAGAAAATAATGAAACAAACATTTCAGTGTATGCGCTTGGTAAAACAATTTGTTCTGGATGTTCAGTAAGGCAGCAATGTTTAGAGTGGGCAGTAAGACATGAAGCTCACGGATTATGGGGCGGTATGACACCAAGAGAACGTATGGCTATCCGAAGGAAGAGAAACATTATCCTCGAACAAATATTGGTAAGTGATTATGTCAACACCAAGTAAACGTAAAGGCTCACAGTATGAGCGAGATGTAGTTAAGTGGCTAATCTCTTATGGATTTCCATGCGCTGAACGAGCGTATGGTGCAGGTCGTCACGACGATGTTGGTGACATTGATGGCATCGATGGCGTAGTGATAGAATGTAAGAACGAAAAGAAGATCACTCTCAGTGGCTATCTTCAAGAGCTCTCGGATGAGATGACTCATGCTGATGCTGAGACTGGCGTGGTGCTAATAAAAAAGCGTGGCACTACAAATGTCTCAGAGTCATACGCGGTAATGCCCGCATGGCTCTGGGCTGATCTGCTAAAACAGGCAGGTTACAATGGACATAGGTAAGAAGGTGACAGTTACTTACCAACTGAAAAGAGGTAACTATGCGGTTCATTGCAATGACCGTAGCAACAGCGACATTTATCATAATGTCGCCAGCGGAAGCAAGTTCGCCGATACTAACCTTGGACAAACGCATCATGCTGATGGACAAGGAACCAGCGATAGAGCTTGCGATAAGCACAGTAACAACGGACAAACAAGAGGCTCGTTGTGCGAAGAAGATCGCATACAAGGAAAGCCGATACAACGTGGACTCATACAACAAATCGAGTGGAGCACGTGGAGCGTGGCAATTGCTATGGGGCAAACCCGAGTGGTCACTACTCAAACAAACATCAGAAGCACACAAGTATGTGCTTCATCGTTACGGAACTTGGTGCGAGGCACACAAGTTCCATCAAGAAAGGAATTGGTATTAAGTGAACCAGCCTGAGTTCTTAGAAGCAGTCTTTAATCATTATGGATTGGACTTACCGCAAGGCGAGAAGTCAATTCTCTGTCCTGTGCATGATGACTCTCGCAAGTCTGCTTCAGTGAACTCGGACAAGGGTGTCTGGGTATGCTATGCATGTAGTGCTGGTGGTTCTGGTATACAGATCATCATGGCTCGTGAGAACTTAGCATACCCAGAGGCTCGGTCATGGGCTGAAAAAAATATAGGCAAAGAATCTTCTACTCCGATTGTTCACAATCGTCGCAGTAAGAAGAGTGGGCGGTGGACACCACCAAGATTAAGGTCTCGATGACAACGATCATTGGTATCCAACAAGACAATGGCTGTATTCTTGCAGCCGATTCACGCACCACTGCAATGAATAGACCATTCTCGCATCCGATTGTTACTAAGATTAGCAAGCGGGGTAAGTGGTTAATTGCAGGTGCTGGTGATGTGCAACCATGTGATGTGATACAACATGTGTGGAAACCACCAGCAATTCCAGCTAACATTAAAGACATGTATCACTTTATGATTACAACAGTGATGCCGAGCATTAGAGAATGCGTTAAAGAATCTGGTTACGTTCCAGATAAAGATGATGCTGATGCTGGCTTTGAACTTATACTTGCAATCAATGGAACCATCTACCAAGTAGATGATTCCTACTCTGTTTACTTGCGTGACGATGGGCTGTATGGCATAGGGTCTGGGTCAAGCTTTGCACTAGGCGCACTGGCAGGTGGTGCGACATGGAAGCAAGCAATGCAGATTGCTGCTCGCAATGATGTATATACTGCACCTCCATTCATTACACACAGGCAGGAGAAACCATGAAGACTAACCCCAAGCTCATAGATCTCTGGACTAAGGCAGCACACCAGTATCACAACAGCCTTGCTGGTTCACCAGCAGAGGCTTACTTAACACAGCGTGGAATCCTTGACGGAGCCGAGAAGTTCTTACTTGGTTACGTAGCAGAGGTAGCACCTGGTCATGAAGACAGACTTAAGCACCACCTATCTATCCCCTACATCACAGAGGCTGGCGTAGTTGGGTTTAAGTTCCGTCGCATTGATGGTGGTGATCCTAAGTATATGATTCCCACTGGTCAGAAGCACCACCTATATAACGTTAATGCAATACTTCATGCAGTCAATCAAGTGTTAGTAGTAGAGGGAGAAATAGATGCGATTAGTGCGACTCTTGCTGGGTTCCCTGCTGTTGCCGTTGCTGGCGTTAATGCTTGGAAGCCTTATTTTAGTAGGTGTTTTGATGGTATTGGCACTGTCATAATCTGCACAGACAATGATGTCAAAGAGGATGGCTCTAACCCAGGGCAGGAACTTGCACGTCGCTTGCAAGATGCCATACCTCAAGCTGTCCGCGTGTCGTTACCGCCTGACAGTGATGTTAATAGTATAATTGTAGACCAAGGAGCGCAAGCATTAGCTGATTTAGTTAATGCAATTAACAACTGAAAGGTGCTCCGTTGGCGACGAATAAATTAACCATCGAAGATTTCAAAGATGATGCCAGCCATATATACAATGAGCTGTTTGAAATCCTTGCTAAGAAGCAAGTCGACTACGGTCCACTAAACATTTGGAATGCACCTGGTGGTGCAACCAATGGGTTGATGGTTCGCATGTCAGACAAACTTGAGCGACTTAAGAATCTTATATACAACTCCATTGAACCTAACAATGAAGCTCTCGAAGATAGCTTCATTGACATTGCTAACTACGCAGTGATTGCACTGATGGTAGAGCGAGGTATCTGGGAGAAGTATGCCACGCAACAGAAATAAAACATACGAGGAGCAGCGAGTATCACGTATCCGTAGTTACGGTATTAGCGTAGAAGACTACGAAGAGATGCTTGAGTCTCAAGGTGGTGGCTGCTACATCTGTGGCATTGGTCCATCAGTTCGTGCATTGGATATAGATCACGATCATCGCACTGGTAAAGTGCGTGGGTTGCTATGCTCTAATCACAACAGAGCACTCGGTTTGCTAGGTGATGACCCTGACCTTTTACTTGCAGCGCATACATATTTGGTTAAGCAATATGTCTGACCTAACCCGAGACCACCCAGTGTGGCAAGAGATCAATGAGATTACAACAGGTATAGCCTGGCACTTGTCCAAAAGATATCATCGCTTCGTCGAGCTTGAAGATATTAAGCAAGCCATGAATGAGTATGCATGGAAGCGCAAGGATAAAGTAAAAGAATATCTTGACCGCGAAGATCCTATTGAGAAGAAGCAGGGATACAAAGCGTTTCACACGTTCATACGTAGAGCTGGCGAACGCTACGCTCGTAAGGAAAAGGCTAAAGCTTTAGGATATGAGCTCGGCGATGAATACTTCTATCGCCTCGAGCTAATTGAAAGTCTAATCAAAGTTGCTGGCACTGATGAATCATACTTGGCTAACCAAGTATTTGATCCAGATGTGCATGGTGTAAAGGTTAAGCGACTGGCTAACGAAGGCAACAACTTAGCAGCAATGATCTCTGATGTAGACATAGCAATGAGAAAGCTTGATCCAAGAATGCAAGGCATTCTTACATCTCGGTTTGTTAATGACCAACCACTGGCTGAGATAGCAGAAGCTTGGGATATCTCACCTCAACGTGTTGAACAACTGATTGCCAAAGGGATTAAAGATATCGCCGATAAACTGGGAGGGGCTACGCCTTACTAATGAACTACGAATATGAATGTCCAGGTGATGGCGAGGTTATCATCATTGAACGTGGCATGACAGAGGACGAACAAGAATACGACTGCCCTGTATGCGGTAGCACACTACGCAGAATATATAACGCACCACCAATTAAATTTACAGGGACAGGATGGGGAGGCAATCATGCACAAGGCTAATGAAAAGATCATGCTTACTTGGTGTGACAATGGAATGGTAGACGGCAAATTCACCGAAGGATTGGTATATACAATCCTTACCAGTGGTATACCTATACGTGGAGCTCAACGTGTGCAAGGAAATCAAATTGGACGGCAACGTCAGACAGCATTTGATGTCTGGTATCAGTCAGACTTTGATTGGATTCTCTGGGTAGACAGTGACATTCATGTCACCAATGATTCGCTACAAAAAATCTGGGACTTGGCTGATAAGGATAAGTTTCCCGCAGTAAGCGGAACTTATTTTATATCTAAGCAGAATGAACAGGCTTTGATGGAGCCATACCCTGCCTTGTTCATGGCACATCCAGAGGATAAGTATGTCATGTCATACCTACATCCCCTTGAGCCTAACGCTGTAGTGAAATGTGATTATGCTGGCTATGGTTTCTTCCTGATGCACAGGTCGGCAGCCAAGAAGATGAAAGAATTTCATGGAGACAACATCCCATTCTTTATGGAGTATTCGGCTGCCAAGGATGACTCCAAGTTTGTGTCGGAAGACATTCAGTTCTTCATGTTAATGAAGGAAGCTGGTGTCCCACTACATGCACATACTGGTGCGACAGTTAAGCACATGAAACGATTCTCATTTGATGAGCAGTTCTATAAATTATTTTGGGTCACGCATGTGATCGCGGACGAGAAAGAAAAAAAGGCGGAGGCATAAGCCCCCGCCCCTTTTTTATTTTCTAGTTATTTCTTGATACATATTTCTTGTTGCTTGTTGCAGTGATGTCATTGTTTTATACATAGATCTTTCGCCTGCCATGAAGCCGAAGTATCTACCTACCCAATACATCATTGCTCCCGCAAACATCTGCATGAGTAAAGTGAATCCGTTGTAAAACATTACAGTGCTCCTATTCGTTTAAGTAAATCATCTGGATTTTCTAGCCTTGCTATTGCACCTTTGCCACCAACATCTGGACCTGGTGCAGATAGGTGAGGGAAAAACTTTTCCGCTTGTAAGCGGGTGCTGAATTCCCCCCATGCTTGCAAGGGAACCCAGTCCGCCAACTTTGCTACGACAATAAACGATTCTCGTTTAAGCCTAGAGTTATCTAGTGCCTCAATGATTTCAATCGCTAGTGCCGAAGCATCTTCGGAGTTCTCAGCGTCTGGATCTAGTAGCTTCGCTACTAGACGTATCTCTGTTGGACGTGGCTTAGCCATTAGTATTCCTTCATGCACTGCACATACTTCTGATGCCAAGCCAGTGCTTCTTGTGCTTCACGCTCTGACCTACGTTCAATCTCTGCATTGCAGTATGAACAGATAAGACAAACGCTTGCTAGATATATCATGCTTCCTCCTTTACTTTCCATTCTTTATAGTAAGGCTCACACACATCACCGTCTATCTGGTAGTAATGCATGTGTGCTCCGAACATGAATGAACATTCATCCCTGTCCTCGGCTATACCGTAGGTGTCATGGTATCCACAATACCAGGACCAGCCAACGATTGGCTTGATATACATACGTGGCGGACGTGTTTGCAATACGTCCTTGCTTACTAACTTACCCATTGGATTGTTCCTCTGGTAGTGGTGCATCCAAGATGATGTCAATCATTACATCATCTGCTTCCTTGTGTAACTCAGGCTCGATCACACTTGGATCATCTACCTTTTGTGCATAGATGTGTAGGTAGTCGAGTGCTTTCTGTATGTATTGTGCCAGCCTCACCGAGATGTGAGGCTGGACGTATAGTTGCTCCCTGTTTAGAGCATCTACGTATTTCTGTAATGGATTCTCCATTAGATTCCCTTCGTTAGTAAGGCAAGAGCTTTGCTCTTGATGCGATCAGCCGAACCGTTTATGACACGCTCGGCTCGTGTTGCTTCTGACTTGTGGCTGTAGTGGTCAGCGTATTCAACCACTGATTGGAACACACCGAACGCTGTGCCATAGAGTTCTTCTTGTGTGCCAGTTGCACCTTTGTAGATACTCTTGGCTGTATCACGAGCAGCAATTGCTGAGTTGAACTGTCGCTTCTGTCCAGTTGTGAGAAGTGCATACGGTGATTGCTCAATCACAGATGGTAGTGACCACATCTTCTTGAAGATGTTATCTACTTCTGTATCAGTTAGCTTCTCTCCGAGAAGCTTGTTGCCTACAGTTTCGTAGAACTCAATACCCTTGTATGTGACTGGGATAATCTTTCGGATGTCCTCAATCTTGAACTCAGCATTGGTTGTGTGCTTGAGTGTGTAGGTCGCTGACTTAGAGAAGATGCCAGCGATCTGATTGGTGCAGCGTAAACGTGTCACACTTGGTGCAATCTGCAGTGCAGTTGAACCATCATGTGATGTTCGTGCCACTAGATAAGCAGCGTGTTCATCGTTGCCAATCTTCACACCACTAGGTAGCTCGAGCACCATGTATACCTGTGCTCCACCTTTAACTTCACCAGCATATGCATATCGTGCATCTCCTGAATCAACCAGTGCATCCAGACCTGAGAACATCTCAGCATTCTGAAATACTTTGTATCGTCCACCGACAGTGCCAAGCACTGATTGTGTATTGTCCTTGTTGGTTCGGATAGATGCAAAAGTGTTAGGCACTTCGAGTTGGCTAACACCTTCATTTGATACGGCTGATGCATACACATCTGCTAGTGATACATGCCAGTCGAGTCCAGCCTGTGTGGCTGCATCTCGTGCTGATGTTGCAGTTACTTGCTCACCGATAATGCTGTAAGCATTACGGCGTGAGTTGATTGTTAGTTTAGTCATGGTAGTTCCTTTCGTGTTGGGTTGTAGGTGTGAGGGTATCAGAAGCGGTTGTTGAAATCAACAACTGCCTCCGAGAGTTGGTCGTAGTAGTGACCTGAGTAGCAACGGATACCACCTTCTTCCTGGCGTATGAACCAGGTTACGTATGGATCAGCTGTGCGGGTGAATGCCTTGGCATCCTGTGTATCAATCGTCCATAGGCAGAGGGCTACATAGCCCGACTCATCCCATGCCTTCTTGATATCTACGATGACAGCCCCATTGATGCAGGTGTCACCGATTCTTGGTGTGATTGTTAGCGTTGTCATTAGTTCACCTTTCGTTGTAGGTATCCGACACGTGATTCGTTAATCGCGCATTCGGTTGGGTCATCTTCATGGTCGAACACTGGGTCGGTAGATATACCAATCTCATCGGCAATCTCACGTGCTGCATCCTCATCCTTTGCTCGGATTTCAAACGTCGCATCTATTGTGTATGTAACTTGCACCTCGTATAACTTCTCGAACACAAGGCGATTGTTGAATACGGTATCGAGTATGTCATCTAGTTCTGACAGGCTGATGTCTCCGTCATCATCGCAATCGTTCTCGTCGATGAAGTCATTCACCTTGGTGAATAAGTTCTTTACCTTACGGCGGTGCTCGTCGATCATGCTACGTGCTTGTGTTAGGTCGAGCGTTAGGTAATCAATGCGCTTCTTGAGTGCATCAATCTCCTCCTTGAGATACACGATTTGTTGCTGGTCTTCTGTTACTACTGGTCCTTCGTATGTTGTTTCCATTGTGTTGCTCCTTTCGGTTGGTTGGTTATCTCTATGCACATCTAAAGATGTGCTATCTATGAATGACGCGTTACTCATCATCACTCACATCCGTTGCTAACTTGTTATCCTTGACATACTCAAGGACTAGTTCATCGATGACTTCATAATCCAGCCCGAAGAAATGGTCACCCATATATACGTGCCAGTTGTCCTTGACCATGCGGTCAAAGGCTTCTTCACGTGTCGAGGTGAGCACTAGGTCATACTCTTCTGGTCGTTTATAGATAGCCTCAAGGCTTTGCCAGATAGCAAGGTCTTGCATACCTAAGCGGTGGTATTGGTTGGTGTAGTTAGACATGGTTGTCTCTACCTGTGCGATCATGAATGATGCTTCCATTTGTTCCTCATTTCTTTGATGTGCTGAATCGGATGTCGGACTTACCGTATACGCAGAGCCCGCAGCTAACGCAGGCTGAGCCACTCGTTGAGATGAGTGGGATTTGCTTGGTAAGTGCAGGACATTTCGCACCTACCTTGCCAGTGATACGTGTCATCTCCTCTTCTGCATCAGCAAAAGTGGTAGATAGATACGCTAGTTTGGTGTCGGTATCACGCCGAACTTGTTCGGCTATGTGTTTGTTCTCGCTATCGGTTGAGTAATACAGCGAGAGATTTGTTAGTCCCGATAAGGAGTAAGCAGCAGATCGCACTCGTGTGTAGCACCAGAACTGCACGTCCTCATGCATCATGATTACTTTCTGCCATGCATACTCATACTCTTGGCTGAAGAAGTCACCGTCCCAGTGGATGCGGAATAACTTCGGGGCATTCCGTCTCTCACAATCAGCGATGAAATCAACAAGCATGTCGTCGAGTAGTTCGACCATTGTGTCTATGTCTGCATCCCTGAGTAGTTCCCAGTTATGCATGAGAGTAGCAAGCACTGGCTTGTATGCTTTCTCAAGCCGACCTGCATAGCAAACCTTCGCACAGATTGATGTCGCATCAGGACATGAGAAGGCTTTGCCTGCTGGCAAGCCGAAGGTGTTGGCGATAGCCGACTGCTTACCATTAGGTGTTACTAGGTTGGTGACCTTGCGGTCATTGCTTCGTTTCAGGGATAGCATGTTTGTCCTTTCGTTAGGGGTGGTTGACCTTAACGCCAGCGAAACTTACGCCTCGCTTACGTAGTGCATCCATGATTGCATAGACAGCATGAGCACTAGTCCCGCCGATACTCCACTCGAATATCTCATCGAGTTCGATGTCGGCGATACGCATGCCGTTGTCTTCGTCGTAGTTCTTGTAGTCATAGATGTCGGCAACGACATCTTCCCCTTCGTCCGTCTCGAACTTGAGGAACCACATGTAGCGTGTCTTGTCGGTCTCTTCCTCCTCGCATTCACCGAATGCCAGTGTCAGGTTCCGCATTGTCGTGATGATTGAGCCTTGACCATGAGTTCCGTTCAGGGAAATCGAGTCATCGTTTATGGCTCTGAGTTTGTAGTTCATTGTGTTGCCTCCTTTGTTGGTTGGAAATTGCTGACCCTTTCTATACACATCTTCGATGTGTTATCTATGAATGACGTGCTACCCACAACACGCACCTCCGTTGGTATCTTCACAACACTCAGCA